CGTTGGCTCATTCGTTGCTCCCGTCTACACCGGATCGGGTAGCGCGACATTGCCGGCCATTGGCGCGAGTGGCACAGGTGCGTTTGCGTCAGTCATCTACAGCGGTGCGGGTAGCGCGACATTGCCCGCCGTGACAGTTGCCGGCGTGGGCACGTTCACACTGCCGACGGTGACGGGCAGCGGCGATGCAGTGTTGCCGGCTGTAAGCGCGTCAGGTGTTGGCACGTTTACCGCGCCGACTTACACCGGCTCAGGCGGGGCTGTATTGCCCGCGTTGGATGTGGCCGGCGTTGGTGATTACAGCAATATCACGTTTACAGGCTCAGGCGGGGCAACGTTGCCGGCGATGACAGCCAGCGGCGTCGGCGGCTATGGTCAATCAACCATCTATGGCGCGTCGTCAACGGTGGCCGGCGCGGGCTACACATCAACGCCGGCATCAGGCCGCTACACCAGCCGCACGCGCAGGGCGGTATACAGCGCGACTACAACGCGGGAGGATTCATGAGCTATTTGGAAGGCAAGCGCGGTGACACGAACAATTACACCGGCACGGTGCTGGATTCTGCCGGCGATGCCGTTGATCTGACCGGCGCGACGCTGCGCTTTACGGCAAAGCTGAACAGGGGCGATGCTGACAACGCAACGGGCGTGATTGCGAAGACGACCGGCAGCGGCATCACGCACACGAACGCGGCAACCGGCCAGTATCGCATCACGCTTGCACCGGCTGACACGTCAAGCCTAACAGCCACGACGCTGTATTTCTGGGACTTGCAATTGACCGACGGCGCGGGCAGTGTGTTCACAGTAGACAACGGCACGCTGACGATCACGACCGATGTCGGGGTGACGGCGCCATGAATTTGCCGATGACGCAGGAACAAATAGACGCGGCAATTCGTGTGGGCGCGGCGCTGATGCTGCGGTGTGTCAACATGCCGCTGACAGGGCAAGGGGCTGACATGGTGGCATCCATTGCGATGGGTGCGGCGCGTTCACTGTATGGCGACGACTACACCAGCGAACAACTAGGCGTGTGCGTCATGTGCGCGAAGGCGGCGTATATGGCCGGCAAAGAGGGGCGCGAGTTCGTCGGCTATGGATAACGGGCGGCTGCGCAGTGAGAGGCGCGGCTGATGGGGCGTTGCCGGCGCGGTGGATGTGTTAGATGCGGGCGAATGTGCTATCCCACGCCAACGACGAGCTTACAGGCAGTCAAGGGCGTGCCGCCGCCAAATCATTGGCCGATGGTTTGGGGCGGGCATCTGCATAAATCGTGAGAGAGACACCGCGCCGGCCTTGCAATATTGTAGCAGGTTAATTGCATTTTGCAAGTAGGGTTAAAGACGAAGTTAGTACGTACAAAATATCCAAAGTTTTAGTTGGGTAATGGTTGGGATATGACAAAGAAGCAGGGCAGCGCAATTGAATGGCGCAATGTGCGCGTGAAGTTAGGGCAGTTGCAGCCCTGGGGTCACAACCCGCGCACATCAACGAAGAAGCAAGCGCAGCGCATTCTCGAATCGTTCAAAACATTCGGGCAGGTGCAGACCATCGCCATTGGGCCGTCGTTTGAAGTCTACGACGGGCACCAGCGTTTGTCGGCATTGCTGACCATCTACGGCAAAGACTACGAGATAGATGCGCGGCAATCCAATCGCGCATTGACCGACGATGAGCGCCGACGGTTGGTGATTGCCTTGCACGCCGGCGCGCAAGGTGCATGGGACTGGGATTTGCTCAGTGGATGGGATGAGTCACTACTAACCGATGCGGGCATGGATGCCGAACTACTTGAACAGATCAACCGCGATGCGGCTGCATTGCGCGAGATGTTGGAAGCGGCGAATGCCGGCGCGAGTGATGCGGCTGACCCCGAAAGCGACAAGGCTGATGAACTACAAAAGAAATGGAAGACCGAGCGCGGCCAGGTGTGGCAAGTCGGCAATCATCGCGTGATGTGTGGCGACTCAACAGATAAGCAAGACGTTATCAATCTCATTGGTGGCAAGGTGGATATTTGTGTGACTGACCCGCCGTATGAAATGGGCGTTGAGATGGTGCGCGGTGCGTTGTCTCAGTTCGGTGAGCGTGCCGTGTTGCTGGTGACGGGCAAACAAGCCTACACGCTCTGCGGCGGCGAGTGGGAACACCACATGGATTTAATGTGGAAGCATCGCCAGCCGCGCTCATTCCCTACAAAGAATCAGCCGGTCATGTATCACAACCCGGTTGTAATGATGACGCAGCGAGGCGTTAAATTGGGCTGGCAACGACCACGAAACGATTTTGGCAGCGTGATTGAAATTGCCGGCACCGAGTTTGAAAAGATTGAGTTTGGACAGGCCAAGAGCGTTGATTTGTTTGTCGCCATGATGGAGGGCTTCAAGCATGAAGTGTGGGGTGACCCATTCTTAGGGGCTGGCACTTCGTTGTTGGCGGCTGAAAGGCTAGGCCGGCGACTTCTCGGTATGGAGTTAAGCGCAACGACACTGGCCGTCGCGCTTGAGAGGTTCAACAAGTCGGGGCTTGAACCTCAGCTAATCAAAGCCATCTGACCGGCAAGCGCCGGCGTAGATGCGTGGTTCTGTGGAATGTATTTCGGGTTGTAGTAACCGTCAGGGAGATAAGGCTGCAAGTCCTTTTTGATGTAATGCTTGACGTTCAACTGATTCACAAGATCGAGAATGCGCAGGGTGTATTCCCTCCAATCTGTCGTGTAGGTCATCGGCAGATAGTTGGCGCGTCCGATTTTGTAGAGGTCAACAAATTCGTGAGTGGTGCGAATAATCTCAAGGCTGCTGTCAGTGTCAAGTGTGGGTTCAAGGCTGACCCATGTAAAGATGCCGGCGTCGTGAAACTTGCGCAGGGTGCTAATGCGATCCTGTGGCAGCGCCGCGCCACGCTCCCACTTCAACGAGAACGCATCATCCAGGCTTGTGAGCGTGCTGGCGAATGCGTCACGCTCAGGCCGGAACATATCAATACAACTAAGCGCACGCTGTCCGCCCTTCGTCAACGTGCAAAACGCCATGCCGTGCGCGGCCAGCGTTTCGAGCGTGGGGCGTGTCAGCGATGTGTCGTAGGGGTTAAACGGGTCGGTGGTAAACGAGAGCATGACCTGCTCAGTAATGCCGCACGCCTGATACTTTCGAGCATCCTTGCGCAGTGCATCCATGAAGCCCGGGCGCGGGGTTGCCACTGCGTCAAACTCAGCACGCTCCATGCGCAAGACCTGCGGCACGTAGCAATACGCGCACTTGTGCCCGCAGCCGCGATAGGGGTTGGTGGCAAGCTTGGCATATTCGCCAGCCTGTCCTCGCGGGGCGTAAATGATCGGGCATCCGGCAACACTCCAACCGTTGTCTTCAATCTTGTATGGGGTCGTCATTTCGTTTTTGCTCCTGTTCGATTAACTCTCGAATTGCGGTTGACACGTTGGGGTTTCGTCGTTGCAGCCAATGGATTTGCGCCGGCAACAGGGTTACCGTTCGCCGCACCATTGTGCCGCTTTTGTGGGTGGGCTTTCGCCCTGAATTTTGGCGTTTGCCGCCGTGCTTGTTGGTCGTCATGGAGTGATACACCACCCAGCAACACCGCGCCACAATCGCAACAGCCGGCGCATAGTGTGCCGGCTGCGAACCATGTGTATACGCGGTGGGCTGGGTGTTTGCAAATGTTCATCGGTTTTGATTCTATCACACACATTCAAGATTAGCAATAGGCAAAACACATGAAACGGCTTAAAAAGGCAAACGTTCTAGCAGCGATCAAGACCGCGCAGGGCAACCTTGCGGCGGTTGCGCGTGCGTATGGCGTGAGCCGGCAAGCCGTGCAGAAGTTCGTCGCCAATGACCCTGAACTGACCGAGGCCGCAAACGAAGCGCGAGAGACGATGCTGGACAACGCCGAATCGAAACTCTACACCGAGGCGATGAACGGCAACACGGCGGCGCTGATATTTCTACTCAAAACGCAGGGCAAGCGGCGCGGCTACATTGAGCGCGCAGAGGTGACCGGCGCGGATGGCAAGGACTTGAACACAGGGCCGGCAGTGGTGATTCTCGACAAATGACAGACAAACAGCGATTCAGTGAAGTGTGCAACTTCACACCGAAACAATGGGAAGCGACACAGACTGCAATCGCGCATCGCTTCACGCTGTTCGGCGGGTATCGCGGGCCGGGTAAGTCTTACTGGTTGCGCTGGCATCCCATCTACATGATGCTGAGATATGCGGCGCAAGGCGTCAATAATGCGTCATGGGGATTGTTCTGTGAAACGTATCCAGAGTTGCAGGATCGGCACGTCAGCAAAATCGCCAACGAGTTCCCCGCGTGGCTGGGCGAGTTGGGCACGACACAACGCGCCGGCCTCGGCTTCTACCTGAAACCGAAGTGGGGCGGCGGGGTGTTGTTGCTGCGAAACCTTGACGCGCCCGACAAATACAAATCGGCTGAGTTTGCCGGCATCAGCATCGACGAAATCACACGCATCCCCAAGCGCACGGTTGACATTTTGCGCGGGTCATTGCGATGGCCTGGAATCGAGCGACCGCAATTTTGCGCGGCAACCAACCCCGACGGCAAACATCACGAATGGGTGCGCCAGTTGTGGGTTGAGCACAACTTCACCGGCGAGGGATTTGATGAACTGGCACCGCTGGCGGATGAGTTTGCATTTGTGCCAGCAAAGCCAGGAGACAACCCGCACCTGTCGCAAAGCTACTGGAATGACCTGCTGACCGCGCCGCGAGATTTGCGCGAGGCGTGGCTGGAAGGCAACTGGTATAGCAAAGCCTTTGGCGTGGTGTATGACGAGTTCGACGGCGACAACATTGAAGACATCGCACCGGATTTTGAGAAGCCGTTTGAACTGGCTTTCGACGATGGCTACATCGACCCGCGTGTGGTGCTGTTCATCCAGCGCAGCGGCACGACGATCAACGTGTTTGATGAGCAGTGGCAGACCAAAACGCTTGACGATGTGAGCGTGAAAGACGTGCTGACGCGCTGCGCAACATGGCAGGGTGTGACGCTGCCCGATGACTGGCCGGCGATGAAATTGCCGGCGTGCGCCGACTGGCTGCTGGCAAATGGCGTAAAGCTACCCGACATTGCAGTGGGCGGCAGTGAGTCGGTGCAACTCATGCGGCGATTCAAGGAAGCGAACATCCCTGCACGCGGCGGCACGCATGAGATTGTCGAAGGCATCAAGATTGTCAGGCGGCTCATCAAGGACGGCAACGGATACCGCGCCTTGAAAGTTGCGCCGCGCTGCAAAAACTTGATTGGCGAGTTGACGCAAGGCTACAGGTATCCCGACAACGCACGGCGCGACAGCGAGAAACCGGAAGATGCGAACAACCACGGCGCAGACGCGCTGCGGCTGTGGCTCTATATGAGGGCGAGGTGATGACATGGGACTGATTCAATCATTAGGACAACTGTTCATTCCAGGCTACACGCCGCCGGCAAAGAAGGCGCTGTATGACCTGCACCCTGAACTGCGCGACCGCACGCCATTGCTGCGGATGCAGGGGAATAACCTGTGGATCACGACAGACTATCCATACGCGCAAGCGACCAGCGATCACGCCGGCAACGTGTGGATGAACAAAGCCGTGAAACTCATCAGTGACGCGGTGGCAGTCGTGCCGCTGGTGGTGACGCAGGACGGCAAGCCCACCGAAATGGACGTGCCGCTACTTGACAAGCCGAACGGCACACAAGCGCCGGCGGATGTGTGGCGCTCGTGGGCAGTGGCAATGATGCTCGGCGGCGAATGCGGGCTTGAGATTGTCAAGGCGCAAAATGGCCGCACGCCACTAGAGTGGTGGGTGCGCACGCCTGACGTGTTGCAGGTCGTGCCCGACCCGGCGCGCAAGCGATACGGCGCGGTGGCCGGCTACATCATCGATGACAACAACGGCGACCCTTACACGCTGCCGCCTGATGAGTTCATTCATTTCAAGTTTGTGAATCCGCGCAACACATGGCGCGGTGTGTCGCCGTTCATCGCAGCGCGGTTGAGCATGAAGATTGACCGGCACGCGAGAGAGTGGGCGAAAGACTTTTTTGAGAACTCAGCACGGCCTGACTTTGCGATTGTTGCGCCGGAAGGCACGACAAAGACCGAGCGTGACGAACTGTTGGCAAGCGTGCTGGCAATGTATCGCGGGTCACAGAACGGCGCGATCGTGCTGGAACAAAATGCAACTGACATCAAGACATTAAGCTTTGCGCCGAAGGACATCAACTTCACAGAGCAGCGCGAGATGAGCCGCGATGAAGTGGCCGCTGCCGCCGGCATCCCTGACATTCTGATGGGCTTCGGCAACGACTCATACGACACGCCCGACAAGCGCACGAACGCAGAAGCAACGATGTGGAGCCTGACGATCAAGCCGATGCTTGACTATCGTGATGAAGTGCTGACGATGTGGTATCGCAGCATGGGGTTGATTAGCGAATCGCAGCGCATCACGTCCGACCTGTCAACCGTGCCGGCGTTGAAAGGCGACTACACGCAGAAATTGCAACAGGCCGCACTGTTGAACGCCATGAACGTGCCGTTCAACATCATCGACCAAAAGCTAGAGCTGGGCATCGGCGCAATTCCAGGCGGGGATGTGGGCGCGGCTGACCGTAACCCGTTCATGCTGCCGGCTGGCAATGCGCCGGCTGAAGATGAGCCGCCGCCGCTGCAACTAAGCGCCGGCATCCACATCATCAAGCCGAAAGCAAAGGGGCTTGCACTCCCAAAAGGTAAAGCGGTGGAGTTTGGCTCAGACCTTCACCGCGAATTGTTTGAGTTGAGCATCAAGCGCGCCGACCCGTACGAACGCGCATTTGCACAGGCAGTAGAACAACTGTTCAGAGAACAGCAAGACGCGGTGATCGAAGCCGTGAAGCGTGAAGCAAAAAGCATCGCGGAGTTGGGCGATAGTCCATTTGATGAGGAAGAATGGGCGGGCATCTTTGCGCGGCGGATGCTGCCAGAGTATCGCAAAATCGTGCGCGGCGCGGGCTTGAATGCGCTTGACGACATCGGCGCGGGCATCGACTTCGACATGCTGAACCCGCGTGTGATTAGCGCGTTGCGCCGGCTTGCGCAGCGATTCGCAAAGCGCGTCACAGAGACGACATGGAACGCGCTAAAGGCCGCGCTAGAGGAAGGGCTAAAGGCCGGCGAAGGTGCTGACCAACTGGCAGCGCGTGTAGAACAGACGATGCAACTGCGCATCAATCAATCAGCCGGCGCGATTGCACGGACTGAAACGATGAGCGCGATTACGCAGGGTTCGTTGGAAGGCTGGCGGCAGGGCGGTGTAGAGCAGAAGACATGGATAGCGACGTTCGATGACAGGGTGCGTGATTCGCACGCAGACGCACACGGGCAGACCGTCGGCATTGATGACAACTTCACCGTCGGCACGGCGGAAGGGCCGGGGCCGGGGCAAATGGACGAAGCCGGCGAAGCGATCAACTGCCGCTGCACGATGCTGGCAATTCAGAACTAGCCGGTAGCGGTGATACCAACTTGCCATCCGTCAAGGTGTAAAGAATTCGGTGCAGCCGGTTGTCTTCATTGCTGATGTAGTGCAGCCAGATTCCATCACCTTCGTTTAGCGGGCGGTCATGGGTGATGGTCTTACCGTCGTATACACCGCCGCTGCATTCATAGGTTGTTGGCATGATTTGATTTTAGGGGCAAACAGTGAGCAAGACATTAACTGTGTTAGACATTTTGAAGGACGAAGAAAAAGCGTTGCTTGACCGGCTGGCAATCGTGCGCAATCGCATTGCACGCATCAAGCGCGGCGACGTGTGCGTTGACGGCGCGGTGGTGACGGTGGCCGTGTCTGCGCAGTCGGTGAGTGTGGCCGGCGTGCGGGGTGTGGGCAATTAGTGCGACAATATGAGCATGGAACTTTCACCCGTCTTTCTTGGCTCGTTCGCATTGGTCATCATCGCAGTCGGCGCGTGGTATCTCTACGAGCTGGGCAAAGAACGAGGCAGGAAGGGCAAATAATCATCTAATCATTTGATGATATAAGCGTGAAATGGGTGTAGAATCACGCCCATAGAACGCATGTTCTGACCGCGCACGCCGGCAACCACTGCCGACCGTGACAGCGAAGCGATACGCCAATGGCGCATTCGGGTTTAACCGAGTGCGCCTTTTTTGTTGTCACTCGGTTGCGAAGACTTTCAACTGTGGGTGATGTTTAGCGTGGCACGAAACACAAAGCGTAATGCCGTTGTCAATATCAAGCCGCTTCAAGGGATCAACCGAGAAGGGGACGATGTGATGCGCGTGCAATCTACCGCCACGCTTGCCGCATTCTTGGCATGTGTAGTTATCGCGTTCATATACAGCCTTGCGCCACTTGAGGCCGGCAGAACTTTTGCGCACGGCATCTTGTTCGCTGGTTATTCCACCCTTCCAGTTTGGGGCAAGCGTGCCGCGTTGATGTTGGGCGCGGCATTCATTCGAGCAATACACGCGACCTTCGCTTTTAGGCCACGTGCGCGGGCGGGCAAACTCTTTACCGCAATTCGTGCAAGTGCATTTGATGGGCGGCAAGCGTTGCGGGTTGGCTTCACTAGCTTGCGCAACGGCAAAACATTTACGAGAGCAATAACGAACGCTAGAGCCATTTTTGTTGGCCTTTCGCTCATAGGCGGGGATGGTTTGAAATTCTTTGCCGCATACCTCACACGTTCGTTTAAGTCTGTTTTGCTTATCTGCGGAATAGCATGCGTGACAGCAAAAGCGGCGTTTGCTGGACGGGGAATCCTCAAACACCTTGCCGCAGTGTGCACAGGTGGTCGCCACCTTCTTGCTTTGCGCAACGGCAGTGCATTTGTGGGAACAGTATTTCGCGTTTGGGCTTTCTGGCATGAATACCGCGCCACATACAGCACATGCTCTTTGTGCGGCTTTGTGTCTTGCCTCGGCGTGACATTTACGAGAGCAAAAGATGCGAGGCGCGGACAGGTAAACGCGGATTGGTTTGCCGCAGTTGCGGCATGGTGTGAAGTTCATTTGTCGCTCTTGACTAGCAACGTCTTGACATCCATTGGGGCGCGCAGTGTCAAGTGTCCGCGCTTGTCAGTCGCTAGCTAAACGACTCAAGCCCTATGCCATTTTACTGGGTTTAACTGAAACAGACATGAGCAGAATCACAAAGTCATTCGCCATCAAAGTTCTTGAACGGCGCAAGAACGGCGGGCGCATTGTCATCACGACGCCATCAGTTGACCGCGACAAGGATAGGGTTATTCCCAACGGCGGCGACTTTGAAAACTACAAAAACAACCCCGTTGTGCAGTGGTCTCACGGTTACTCAGAGCCTTGGCAAACCGTAGGCCGCACCAACAGTCTTGAGGCGTCGCCGGAAGGCATTATTGCCGACTTTGAATTGAGACCAGCGGCAAACGATCAAGACCCGCAAAACATTGTCAAGCTACTTTGGGAAGGTGGATGGGTGCGCACTGCGTCAATTGGCTTCATTCCTAAAGCCGCTGCCCCAAACAAAGATGGAGGCAACGACTTCACGCAATGGGAACTTTTGGAATGGTCGATTACGCCAGTGCCGGCAAATCCTACTGCATTGGCACTAGCTTTCAAAGCAATGAGTGATATGCCTAAAGTTATCAAATCCCCCGACTACCGACTTCCTGACGAAACCGAAGACGCATGCAACGCCCGCAAGTTTCAGGAGTTGGTTGAGTCGGGCATGAGCGAAGACGAAGCCCGCGCAATGGCTGCTGAGATGTGTGCACAGGAAGCGCCGGCAGAGGATGCGCCCGCTGATGAGCCGACGCCGGAAGAACAAGCCAGCGCGAAAGGCGAGGGCGACATGCTGGCTGCGCTTGACGAACTGGCTGCGCTGGTTGATCGAATGCGCGGCATGTTGTCACCCGATGCGCCAGCCGACGACGCGCCGGCTGATGAGCCGATGCAGGAATCAGCAAAAGGCGTCACGAAGCGCGGACGCGTGCTATCCGCCGGCAACGAATCGAAATTGCGCACGGCATACGACTCAATTGGCGAGGTGCTGGCGCAGATCGGTGACGCGCCGGATGAAGGCAAAGACGCCGAATCACAAGTGTTGAAGGAACTGGCCGCCGCGTTGGGCGACCTGCCGAAGTTGTTTAGCAAGTAGCAAACAGGAGTAAATAGACATGAGCGACAATCTCGAAAAGGCGCTGAACGAAATCGCCCAACTGCGCGAAGTGGTTCAGAACGCCGGCAATGACAAGGCCACGCTTGACTATGACAAGCTGGCTGAGGCTGTGGTGAAAGCCCAGCGCGAATACGACGCCGCGACGCTACCCGTCCGCAAGGGTGAAATTAACGTCACCAGCGGCAAGGCAGAGGAAGACCTGCACATCAAGGGCGGCAAGTTCGACGGCAAGCCGTTGAATGATGTGCTGATGACGCACTACCTGCTCAAGCTGGCAAAGTCTTACGACCGCAGCGCGCCCGGCCCGTCGAAGGAACTGAACGCCGCTGTTGAGAAGGCACTGAGCGCGACCGGCAGCACCGCCGGCGATGAATACGTGCCGACTGCGCTGGCGAATCAGTTGTGGCAAGACCTGTTTCTTGAAGCCCGCGTCGCCAACCAGTTTGACAATCCCGCGATGCCGACTGACCCTTGGGAATACCCGCTCGGTTGGGGGCAGAACGTGTGGCGCAAGGGCACGTCGAACACCGCCACGACTGCCAGCGACCCGACGACTGCAAAGTCTACGTTCACCAGCACCGAGTTGGTGACTGAGACGAATTGGGCATATGACCTTGATGAGGATGCGATCATCGCCGTGCTGCCGACGTTGCAGGATGAGATTCGGCGTGGTGGCGCGGATGTGATTGATGCGTTCGTGATGAACGCC